CACATCCTCTGGGCTGTCTATGCTGATGTCGAACGCTGGCAAGAGCATCAAACAGGTAATTAGTAACGTTGACCATGATGTGATTTCGCCAATGGTGCAGCGCCAGTACCAAAGGAACCTTAGATATTCAGATGACCCCGATCTTATTGGCGACGTCCAAATTGTTGCAAGAGGCGCGATGTCGCTTGTGGTTAAAGAAGCTGAAAGTGTCCGTAAGACTGAGTTCCTCCGTCTTGTTTTGGAAAGCCCTGTTGCACAGCAAATTGTTGGCCTTCCGGGTACGGCTGAACTACTCCGCGACTTGGCGGGTAATCTCAACACCAATGTTGATCGTCTTGTCCCTAGCAGAGAAGACGTTCAGAAGCAGCAGGCCATAGCTGCGCAGCAACAGCAGGAAATGATGGCGATGCAGCAGATGCAGGAAGCCGCACAGCTGCAAGAGGACGGCACACAGATGGGCGGTCGGCAGGACAACACGATGAGTCCGCGGCCAAACGGCCAGTAGTGGACCTCTGGGTCTTACACTTTGTTTTAGTGTTTGCAACCGGCGAGGCAGTTTTGTTTGAAAACACAGAGAAGTTTCCAACTGAGGAAACCTGCAAAATTCAAGGCAAGCTAAAAGGTGACGTTCTGCTAGCAGAAGTTAGGCGCCGGGTTCCCATTCCCGTGACGGGCAAGATGCACTGTATTCTGGCGGGGGCCGATACTTAGGTATTTGCTCTATGTGTTGACACGTTAACAGATATAAAGTATCGAAAGCATATGATAGACCTGAATCTTTGTGACCGGCAGCAAGCACAAGCGCTGCTTCAGATTAAGGAAACGGGGAATGACCAACTGCCCAGCCTGCTTAGGGCTGAAGCGGAAACCGCCAAGGCGAAACTTGTAACAGCGACCGACACGGTATCAATCCACCGGTTGCAGGGTAGAGCAGAGGCATTTGAAGACCTGCTACGGGCGATAGAAGACTCGCCCAAAGTGGTAAAACGCCTTTAGGGGCATACGAAGCATACCAAGTACGGGATCAGCATACCCAAGGGCGCTGTGAAACATAGTTGACGCTTTAAGGAGACAATATGGCACTACCGAAGCAGGTGCAGGCACAGCTTGCAGAAGTCGAAGAGTACGAAAAAGCGCTAGAAGCCCAGCAAAACCCAGACGCGGTGGAGATGGATACGGAAGCGGAAGTAGGCACTGAGGCGGAAGAAGCACCCTCGCTTGAAAACGTAGAGCCAGCTGACACGTCACCGACGGACGTAGAGGAAGAGACTTTTAAGCAGAAGTACGCAACCCTGTTGGGCAAGTACGACGCTGAAGTTCCCCGGTTGCACCAGCAGGTGCGAGAACTAAACGGAGAACTTGGGCAAATCCGCAAGGATATAGCTGCTAAACCGGTCGAACCGACAAAGTCGAAGGAGAAAGTCAGTTTTGTAACCGATGAAGATCGAGCCGAGTATGGCGAAGAACTTCTGGACGTTCAGCGACGAGTTGCAAAAGAGGTCTCGCAAGATTACGAAGACCGGCTTGAGCGACAAGACGCGGTTATTGCGCAGTTGCAGGAAAAACTTGCAAGTACGGGTAGCCAAGTTGGCGAAATGGACTTTTCTCAGCGGTTGCAGCAAGCAGTCCCTGATTGGTCGCAAATCGACAACGATGAACGCTGGGTAGCGTGGCTAAACGAGCATGACCCCATGCTTAGAGGCCAACGCAGAGTTCTAGCGCAGGCAGCATTTGACAACGGTGATGTAGAAGCAGTTTCGGACTACGTGAAACTTTGGAAAGCATCACTCGGTGAACCAGATGCAGCTAAGCAAACTCGCAAGACCGAGCTTGAGAAACAGGTTGCGCCAAATCGTTCTGCAAACTCGACCCGTACGCAGAGTGCCGCGCAAAACTCCAAGATTTATTCTGTACGTGAAGTAGAAAACGCTTGGACTAAAGTTCGCACCTTGAATACCAGAGGGCAGTACGCAGAGGCGGAAAAACTTGAAGCAGAGTTAACCGTTGCGTATATGGAAGGCCGCGTTAGACAGTGATCTAATGTGTTTACATGTAAGCAGCTGTTAAGTCTTAAAACAACTTAATAGGAGGCCACAATGGCTGCTGTATTCCCCGTCGTAAGCTCAGGCGCGTTCGACACAACTCCGTCCTACTCAGGCGGTTTTATCCCACAACTATGGTCTAACAAGCTGAACGCTAAGTTCTATGCGAACACCATGATGACTGAAATTTCCAACACCAGTTGGGAAGGCGAGATCAAAAACCAAGGCGATACTATTCGTATCCGCCAAGCACCGTCGATCACCATCAACGACTACGCAGGCGCAGGTACTACCCTGACATCTGAAGTACCCGTACCGATCTTCCAAGACATGCAGATCGACCAAGGTAAGTATTTCAGCGTACAGGTCAACGACGTACTTGCTCACCAAGCGGACATGGACTTGATGAACATGTTCACTGACGACGCTGCCAAACAGCTGAAGATCAGTATCGAAAACGATACGTTCTTTAACTGGTACGTCACTAGCGGTGCCCACGCGTCTAACAAAGGCGCTACAGCCGGTGCGATTTCAGGTGCGTATAACCTTGGTACAGACACTGCTCCTATCGACCAAGCGACACCTGCAAACGTGTTGAACGCGATCCTGCAAATGTCGTCTGCTCTCGACGAGCAAAACGTACCTGAGGATGGCCGTTGGTTGGTTATCTCCCCACGTGACCGTCAGCTGCTGATGCAGACCGACATCGCCCAAGCGTATTTTACTGGCGATCAGTCAAGCACCATCCGTACCGGCAAAATCGGTATGTTGGATCGCTTCACTGTTTATGTGAGCAACCTGTTGCCCAAAGGCCAAGCGGCTAAAGCTCTGGTTGCGGGTCTGTCTGCCACTTCCTCGGGTGCCTCAGTGTCTAATGCCAAAGCCCGTCGCATGATGGTTGCTGGTACAAACACTGCTTGCTCGTTTGCTTCGCAGATCAGCAAAACCGAGCCTTTGCGCAACCAGACAGACTTTGGCGACATCGTTCGCGGCCTCGCCGTATATGGACGCAAGGTCGTTAAGCCTGAAGCTCTGTGTACCGCTCTAGTCGGCTCTGCCAGCTAAAACTTAATAGCGTAGGGGGAGGTCCGCTTCCCCCTATTCTTCGGTTTAGGAGCGTGTTGTGGCTACTGTAAAAGTTAGAGAAATTATAGGCAGGGTCGAGCACATATTGCAGGATAGCAATGTTCGCTGGCCGCGCTTAGAACTTCAAAGTTGGATCAATGAATCGTACCTAGCTGCGATTTTACTGCGCCCTGACGCTAGTGCTAAGACAGGCACGTTTACTTGTGCGGCTGGCTCTCGACAGGTTCTGACGGCTCAGTTTAGCACTGGGCTTCAGTTGTTGGACATCACTCGAAATCTAGCATCAGCCTCGACCAAAAAAGTTGTGCGTTTAGTGCAGCGTTCGGTGCTGGATGACCAAAAACCCGAATGGCACACTGAAACCGGTACGGTCAACGTACAGCACTACATGTACGACCCCCGCCAACCAAAAGAGTTTTTTGTCTACCCGCCTGCGACAACCGCTGCACAGCTTGAAGTCGTTTACGTCGACGGCCCAGGGGCGCACGCGCTTAGCGAGTCGGCGCTAGACCCCGCAGGCAGTGACGCCACGGTCATTCTGCTGGACGATATTTACATGACCCCAATTATCGACTGGGTCTTGTACCGAGCTTTCTCCAAAGACGCTGAACACGGCCCCAATGAACAACGGGCAGCGGCGGCGTTTCAAACCTTTAATGCAGCGATGGGGGCTAAGTCACAGACGGACACAGCTGTATCCCCCCAAGCTGTTAGCGCGGTGGTCTGATGGCAGTTTTATGGGATAAGTTCTACCCTTACATCCAGCCCTATCTTCCGGGCTGTCCTGAAGTGGTAATCGAGTCGCACCTTAAAGAAGCCGCCGCAGATTTCTTTGCGCGCAGTGAAATTTGGCGGTTCGACATAGACAACGATTTTACCAGCGCGTCGACAAAAGACTACGAGCTAGACACGCCTACAAATGCGGTGCTGGAAAACATTTACGAGTTGATCCTCGACAATCAGCCTCTCGCTCGGATCAGCGATCGACATGTTAATATTTCGCGGTTCATTACGAACGGCAAACCGAGCTACTACACAATCTACCAAGACACCGCGGTCCGGTTTTACCCAACGCCTGATCAGAAATACACGTTTTACGGCGTAGGGGTTTTGAAACCAAGCCTGTCGGCTACAGGGGTTGAAGATTGGATTTACGAAACACACGGGCGGTGCATTAGCTATGGTGCGATTTCACGTCTCGCCGAAGTTCCGGGCAAGGAATGGCACAATCCAGAGCTTGCTAGCTACTACCGAAGTAAATTTGACATGGAAGCTGATACGGCAAAATCGCGCGACTACCGCCGCGTAAATCTGCGCGTGAACAGCCAAAACTTTGACGGCGTTCGGAGGTACTAATGGCTGACACATACAAATACGTGCAGGGCGACACCGGACCGCAGATAAAGGTTACAATTACCGAAGCTGACGGAACCGCTGTCAATCTAACAGGGGGCAGTGTCACCTTGCATTTTCGCGCCGCAGGAACAACTACGTTGTTGTTTTCTAGGCCGTTGCTTGTACTAGGCGACAACGCAACTAACGGGGTAGCAATCTTACAGTGGGCGGCAGGCGACCTTGATATTGACGCGGGAAACTACGAAGGCGAAATAGAGACAGTCACTTCGACAGGCCAGCGTGAAACGCAATACTCTATCTTAAAATTTAAGATTAGGGAGGACTTTGCGTGAGTGAAAATGAGCCCCTAAACAAGAAGTTTACAACCTCTGCCCAAAACTTAACTTTTCAAAACGACGCGGCGAACCTAAACTTTTCGGGCGTACCCCAAAACCTGTCGTTTTCTCTTGCGGTGGGCACTTTTGCTCAGTTTGTTGTTAACGCCGACACGGGCTTTTTGTCAGACAGCGAGTTTCGTACGTTTTTCAAGACGCTGGCGGATAATTTTGCTGCTACAGAACTCACTACGCTTGTTTTTACAAAAGCCCTGTCTGATACCCCGACAGCCGCCGACGAAGCCTTGCGTTCCGTTACTAAAGCTCTGGCTGATACGCCGGTCGCTACTGATTTAATGGCTCGGTCGCTTTCCCGCCCGGGCGTTGCAGACGCAGCGACGGTTTCTGATATTCGAAGTACCCATCTTAACAAACACGCTTTTGACGCTGTTAACCTTACCGACGACATCGACGGTGCGGCTTCCATAGACGATGACCAAGAAATTCAGTTCTTTAAGTCGCGCAGTGAATCTATCGGCGTTACAGACGCAGCCGTCCGGTTGTTTTCTATGGCTATACCAAATGAACAAGCCTCGATTACCGACACGGGGCTGCTACGAAGTCAGAACTACTTTTCTGACATTTTTTACTTATCGGAAGACTACGTCGGAGTTTCCCGAACCCTTTAGTGGAGATCGTTATGATTAACGAAAACTTAAAGCTATCCGGTCAGCTTAATATTGTTCTAAAGGACAAGGCCGGTAACGTAAAAGAAACCCGTGAGGTCAAAAATCTTGTTGTCGACGCAGGCTTGGCCTTTCTTGCTAGCCGTATGGTAGGCACGTCAAAGGCGATCATGTCACACATGTCGGTAGGGTCAGGCACCACCGCTGCCGCTGCGGGGCAGACTGATCTTGTAAGTGTGCTGGGTTCACGCGCAGCAATAAGCTCAACTACCATAACTGGCTCGGACAAAGCGGTAACGTATGTATCTTCCTTTGCAGCGGGTAACGGCACAGGGGCTGTCACTGAGGGGGGGT